CATTTTCTTTTGCTCTTTCTACTGCCTCGAATGGGCAACTACACATTTCGATGGCGCAAGATACAACACTACCTAAAGTATAGAAGTTGTGCAGAGTGCCGTGGTTTATTGATTTATATGCAATAGCTAAGACATCACCATCTTTGTATCCTTCGTAATTTTCTTTTCCTACAAAGATTTTGTGAGCTAAATTTTCGTGTGCTATTTCTCGTTGTGCCATTTTATTTCTCCCTTGTTTGTTTCTATACACAATAAGTACTAGCAATCACTAGCACCGTCAAGTGCTAAATGTAAAATAAATAAAAAAAGACCCCCAACTCAATTTGAGTCAGGGGTCAGTCTACCCCCCTAAAGTTTTGGGAGAAACAGCGTCATAGAGGCGACCAGACGCAGAGGGGTTAGCTCACTTGATTAGCGAGGCATAAATATGCCGCACCATCAGTACTCGAATCTTCACTAGGTTTATATGCTAATCTGCTAACTTTTAAAAGTGACATCATAACACAGGCATCGTGTGGTGTTATTTCTACATCAAGGTAAGCACTCCACAATGCGGATAACTTCTTGAAGCTATCCTCTGGTGTTCCGTATGAACTCTGTCGATCTCCATTCACCAACTTAGATGCATCACTTAAAAGTTTACTTGCCTTCATCATTTTCTTTTCCCTCTATAATAATCGTCAGGCTTACATTCTCCGCAGAACCAAGTTCCAAAGTTATTCCTTAATATCTCAACGTCCAAACCAAACCCTGCATCGGTGTCACCACACACAGAACAGGGATGCCAGAAGACCCTTGAATTCTCTGTACCTTTAACTCTCCTAAACCTTGGCCTTCTGTCTTCTGTCTTACTACCCATATGATCCTCTTTTTGCGGTTCCGTATGAAGTAGGAATACCCTATAGGTAATTCCTACAATTCATACGCGTATGAACAAGCGTAGGAAAAGCGTATGAAACGTATGAAACACACTCGTAAGTCATTGATTTCATTACACTCAACTTTTCATACGCTTTTCATACTTTGCCCTCTTTCGCCAACAGCCAGATTTGACCCTGATTCATACAGATAAAGTCACCTGAAATCATGGCCTCCAGAGTCTGTTTCCAAGCACTTCTGTGGTTCGATCCAGTGAACTTTCCAGTGAAGTGTTCACGCACATCTTCCTCCTGAATGACCCAGTAAGTATGTGGCTCTGGCCACCCAGTTCCAGCAGGATTTGGTTGCCCAAGTTTATCTGCCTTGAGTTGCCTGAAGCACTCTAAGAACAGCTTCTGGTTCTTACCTTTTGGTATTTTCTTCTTGGCTTCCTCTAATTCCTCAGCGTCACATTTCGCAATAACTACCGTGGTGATATCATCTCCGTCTGGATCAACACCGAGGACTGATACGTTCAGCCTGAATGAGTATGCCGCCCCACCTTCTAGATCTCTTTGCTTTGTGCAGAGTGCTGTCCTGATACCACTATCTTGCTGAACGTCTAACTCTATCTCTGTATCTAATGCGGCTTTCAATGCAGAAGAACCTCTAGCACCTTTGGCAGTATCCTTTCCAGTGTGGTGAACAATAAGAAGATGAGCGTTAGAGATATTCCTGAGTATGTCACAGTTCTTTATGAATTGAGACATATCCTCCGATGTATTTTCATTAGCCCCTGCCATTGCCCTAGACAATGTATCCACAACAATCAGTGCGATTTCGCCCTTCTCCTGTTGGATCTCACTGCATAAGTTCTCCAACGTGGGCAGATCAACGTCACTGTTAAACATGTCGACTGGACTTGGCCTTACTGCGAGTAATGCATTCTCATCACCGTAATGATCTTTCAGTGCGTAAACTCTATTCCTAAAGCTATTACCACCCTCTGTTGCCATGTACAGCACAACACCTTGGACAACTTTATTTCCGTTCCACTCTCTGCCAGTGGCAATGTGCCATGACATATCTAGGGCTAGGAATGACTTACCAGTGTTAGACGCACCGTAAAGACAGCTCAGTTGATTTGCACCGAGCCAGTTCTTTATCAGGTAATTGTTTGTGAGGATTGGCCGTGCATCATCTGCCCAGAATACTGTGTCCTGAAACCTCTTCGGTGTCAGTGAATTTCGTACAGCCTCTGCACCTTGAGCTACCCAGAGGTCATTAAAATCCATACCCTTTGGCGGTAGTAGGTATTTCGTTCCGTGATCTTCCTTCGCCTTTTCAGCACCTTTAATCCCTGCATCATCATTATCTGCACACACAATGAACTCTGCGTGTGGCTTGGCTATTCTTAAATTCGTAATGACTTCCGTAATGTTATTGGCATTTAAAGCAAACACGGCTGGCTTTCCTGTGGCCTCACTAATAGATGCGGCAGTCGCCCACCCTTCAGCAATATAAGCTATGTCTGTAATCGTACCGCCAAGGACGCTGAAGTTACCAATGACAGGCATTCCCTTAGAGAACTTCTTGGTTCCGTCAGGGGTAATTGTCTGAGTTCCGACCTTCCTAGCCATGTAATTGTTGATTGGAATAACTAAGTTACTCCCGTCGATCAGTGCGTTATGTTGTGCGATCTTCTTCTTGGCAAGGTAGGGATGTTGAGTTGAGACACTAGGCCACTCTACTTCCTTCACGGTAAAACCATTTTCCCTCTCTGGCCATAAGCCTTGAGCCTGTAAGATCAGTGTTATTTCCTTGAAGTCGTCGCACTGCCTACACTGTACCTTCACCTCACCGTTATATTCATTAATCCAAAACCGATCCTTGCCACCGCAATTTGGGCATGAGCCGTGGTATTCTCCTTGGGTAACCTTCTTTAGATTTAATGAGCTAATTATTTGTGGACTATATTCAGACCAGATTGCCCTCTTAAAATTTGTCATTTTGCCGCCTTACAAAATTGTTTCATGGAAATCAACCCCACACATCTCTCCAACATGTGGGGCCAAGCTGTACTTTCTTAAAATGGAATTTCGTCATCCTCCAGTAAGTCTTCCACTGGTGCAGGTGCTGACACAAATGTATCGTCAGTCGTATACCCATCTACAACATCAAATGGACTTTGCACTTCTCTGTTGGTCATTGCCGCCCACTCTTCTGGTGTTGCAAGATGCGTAACCTGAACAGCCCTAAACCTTAACGCAACGCCACTTCCGTTGCCTCCAGAGTAAGGATAAATAGTTACAGCAATGTTTGCCTTTGACCCACTGGTTAACTGAAAATCGTCTGGGAATGTATTTCTCTTAGCATCAACCTGTTTAGGTAACTTAGTTTTCTCACCACCAAATTGCGCTCTAAGTCTAGTCCATCCTTGAAACTCAGCCTCACTGATGCCTTGATAATATTTATCTTCTTCCTTTACAGTTGCTGAAGGATAAGCCTTTATTTCTTTAGGCCAATTTTTATTTCTAGGATCTTCTATCGCATTCTTATACGCCTGTTGGCATAGTTTTGCTAATTTAGAAGCCTCATCTTTTTCCATAATGAATCTTGTTTCATATTTAGCTTCAGGTGTATCCCACTTACATGGAACGGTCTGACCCTTTCCTTCCTTACCACCTGTTGGGTCCCAATGGTAAGGCTGATTTAGCCTTGGGTAAAGTATAGTGACATTGTTTATTATATGTTGCATGTGCAACTCCTTCTTCGGTTTTTGTGTAGCACCCCTACACTGGGATCAGAAGCTCCGTGACTTCCGTTTTACATCCACTTTGGTAAGGGGATGGTATTCACTTCAGGCCAACCAGTAGAGTAATCTTGGTTCAAGTCAGCCAGTTTAATTCTTTTTAATGTTTCTGTCATTCGAACATGAGCGTGGTTTAAATACTCGTCAGACAATTTATGGACTTGTACTATAAACGGGTTTGTCTTCTCAATGCAAATGAATAAAAAATCTTTTATCGGAATGCCTTCCAAGGCCATTACATGCTTATAGAAACTTGCCTGAATATCATATCCGTAATCACGAACTGCCTTTGCAAAGCCTGTGGGCGATGCGTCCTGACATGTCTTAATATCAAACATAGTGCGCTTATGTGTCAGCAACCCATCTGGCCTACACTTTAAATCTAGCCCACTATCCTTGTCGTGAACAAAGAAATTAGCCTCAGCGACAAGTAGCTTATCCGTCAACAGTTGATTTACATGCTCTGTAAACATTGCAGACTGGCTCATGCTTTCCGCTAAGTGATATTCCTTTTTAGGGAGTAAGATCTTGCCAGCAAAGTCAGTGGCATCTTTAAGATCTTTCCAGTCCTTGCCTCTACGAGTTTCTGGCCCTTGCGTAACTAAGTTCTTCTCAGGCTCTAGTAACATTGCGTGGACTGCACTTCCCAGATCAAATGCGGAACTCTCTTTGCGTACCGCATTCTTCCAGTGGTAGATTGTAGATGATGCAACAGCTTTAACATCGCTAGATGAGTAAGAAGGATGATCGTGATACCCTTTATTGCTTAGAATCTTTTCTATCATTTAAAAAAATCCTTAAAAAATTTAACAATCAACTTTACTAGATTGCCTTCTGGGGTTTCTATTTTTGCATCACCGTTAGAATCCACAGTGTATACATCCTGAGAATCCACAGTGTATTTAGCCACTACAGTTGGGGAAGTATCCTCGTGGTGGTAATCGAAGATCTGACTTGGCCTCTTATGCTTTAAGACATAATCAATTTGTGACCACTTCAATTTTCTTTTGTCGGCAATTTCAGATCGAGACAATCCGTCAATCGAATCATCCCAGACATCGTCTACAAGTTTCTGTGTGTACCTCATCTCTAATACCCAAGTTTTTCAAGATATTCCTTGACAGCCATCTCAACAATAGCCGTTTTGGAAATACGGGTCTTAACCCAGTGAGCGTCCATTTTATCCCAGACATCTGCCCTAAGTCGAACACCCAGTTGCTTGTACTGGTCGTTAGTATCTTCCTTGATTTCATTATCCATTGATCTCTCCTTTTACTATTAAACATATAACTAATGATAGCAATTGTATTAGTCAAGCTCGTTCTTGAAAGTTTATGATATTCTTTCCACTAACTTTGATAGTCTCTTTCTTCATAAGATTTTGGGCTAATTCCTCCCAGTTCTCCTCCTTAAAGTTACCAGCGTGAAACCAAGTCAACAGGTTCATAAACTCCTGTATTGTGGGTTTGCCGTACAGTGATTCGGCATCGGCAAGTAACGCAGTGAACTCCTTACCTATTCGGATTAGAACCCATGAGTTGCCGCCTTGCTCTCTGTATTGTTTATTCCACATCATTTGATTTAACATCAAACCTGAAGCAAATCTCTTGCTCGGCCAATTGGCTAAATACTTTAATTCGATCCAACCTGACTGGCCACCTCGAATGTAATGAACGTCAGGCATTCCTCGCATCACAGAGTTCTCTACTCGGTGCATGTTCACAGGACAATTATCCCTGACTAAGTTCCAGAAGTTTTTCTCACTCATTATGTTCTCCATTAATCTTCAAGTAAATCTTTACCACTTTGCTTCAATCCAAACCATTTTTGCCTAACTTGACCAGCTACATAGTCGCGATAATTTCCGCTATTGACTCTTTTTCCATAACCAAGATTAATGGCAGTGACCTTCATCTTTCTAAAAGTTTTACTCTCTATCTGGCGAATGCGCTCTCTGCTTAAACCAACAACCTTACTACACTCCTCAAGTGTTTGATTCTTCATCCACCTCATATCAAGTACTTGTTTTTCCCGTGGTGAAAGTCCCTCTGAAAGTTGTTTAATTACGCCAATTTGAGACAGGCTCTTTTCAGAAGAACCATCTGCCATAATCTGTTTTACGCTATCTAAATCCATCGACACTTCAGCGGTTGCTTTTTTTAATTTAATTTCACGCATGTATTTCGGCCAGAGATCTTCAGGATCTTCGCCAACCATCGCGGCAACATCAAAAGCCAAATTTGTCCAACCTTTTTCGTTGATGGGTTTAACGGTCATCGTGACAAGTTTATTTATTGTGGTTTGACTTCTACCCATCTGCCTCGCCAAATCAGCGGCAGACTCATATCTCTTGCGTATCGCATTCAAGAGCCTCCCATTTCGGACAGTTACTTTAATATTAAAATCTTTATCCATTATAATACTTCGTTAATCTCTTGGGCTAATGCCCCCCCTTTTGGGGTTAGTTTAACATATTTACGTCTACTGTCAGTATTTTCATCGGGTTTTGCGTGCCGTATTAAACCATGTCGGATGACAGGTCGTTCTGAAGTATCTACATCTTCCCCATCTGTCTCTTCTCCTAATACCGCAATAATACGACTTAACGTAGATTGCTGAATACCCAGAACATTATTCATTCCATATACATCAACGGGAAAATTGAACTCTCCGCTATACGCCATAATAAGAAGAAACGTCTTGAAGTGACCGAAGGCAGGTTCAGTGGAAGTATACTGTCTGTAAACATCCATTGCTTGCAATAAGGTAAACGTGCCGTGAAAACTATAATGATCACCGATGTCTTCCTCACTATCTTTATACTTGAGGAGCGAAGAAATTTTAAGATCTAACGCAGGAGACATTTTTTTCATAGTTGCGGTTTGATGTAGCCATGACCCTAATCTATGTGCTTTATATATATTACTGTGATCTAGGGGCGAAATATTTAAAAGTGCCGTAGCCGCTTTGTAAATAGATTTATCTTTAATAACCACTTTTTTTCGTTCGGCTTTGATTGCACGTTTTATATCTTTTAAGTGACTTTCTGCTTTTAATTTTTGCTCATATAAAGTCATTACTCTTCCTCCATAAAAATTGACATTGGATCTTTGGTTACAATATCTGCGATAGACTTCTTGGTTCGCAGTGCTTTTATAATATGACTGTCGATTGACTTGCGGCACTCAATATCAATGTAGGTCACATTTTTCTCTGTGCCTATTCTGTGCGCCCTGTCTTCTGACTGCATACGCTCCTCCAAGTTAAAGCTGTTCGAGTAGTAAATCGCATACTCAGCCTTATTTAACGTAATACCAATTCCACCTGCCTGTGGGTTTGATAGAAAATACTTTACATCAGGGTCATTCTGAAACCTGTTAACAGCGATCTCCCTGTCGTCGTTAGACACTCCACCATGATAACTAACCGCCTCAGAGCCTAATAACTCCTCTATGGCCTTTAAATCAGCCCTGAACCTAGCCCAGATGATTGTCTTACCATTGATATTGCCTAGCACTTCCCTCAATGCCTCAATGCGTGGGTTTACTTTATCAATCGGAATAGACGAACCTTCGACTGGAAACCAACCACATAGTATCTGCTGTAGTCTGAGAAGCCGTGTAATCGCCTCTGGAACCTCTATCATGTTTCCCTCAAGCTCTGCGATAAAAGACTTCTTCAGGTCTTTGTAGAGCTTGCCCTGAGCCGCAGACATCTCGACGTAGTGACGTTGGTATATCTTCTCAGGCAAATCCAAGCACTCACTCTTCAGAACTCTGAAGCTGTACTTGCCAAGACGCTCGGTCAGTTCATCCATATTTTGGTAGCCGACGATCTGCTTGTTTTTAAATCCACCCATCACACAGTATTTATCTTTAAACTTGTAGAGTGATGTCACCTCAAGAATGTCAGGATTAAGAAACTTAAATTGGGCGAAGACATCCTCAGCCCCTTTGGTCACTGGCGTACCTGTTAAGATTCTCTTGGCTATCACATTCGGGTGCTTGCCAAACTTGGTAATCATCTTGGTGCGCTTTGAACTCGGTGTCTTTATACGACTGCTCTCATCGATAACCATTAGCACCTTGCTCTTCTTCAGGGCTGTCATCATGTACTTCTGAGCCGTTACAGATGTGAACGCCTCGACGTTAAATGCAAATATCTTCAACCCGTCATACTCCAGAACTTCGTTGAACTTATCGATTTGCTTCTTCTTCATTTGAGATGAGTAGAAGGTAGCCCTGTATTCACAGGCCATGTGGATTGGAATCTCATTGTTAACCCAATTCCTGTGGACACCATTTGGGCAAATAACAATCATCGTGTCGATTGCCTTGTTCTCGTAGAGATATGCGGCAGTGTCGATTATGACTTTAGTCTTGCCAGTGCCTTGCTCCATGAGAAGTGCAAAGCCCCTCCTCTTCTTGCTAAGATCAAATGCCTTCATCTGGTGTGCAAATGGTTTTGTTTTAAACTTCATTTTAAATATCCAAAATCATTTGTGTTAAAACTTTATCTCCAGAGTCATAATTACTTGTGTCACCTTTTGGGTATGGGTGCGTTTTGTAGTTAAGACATTTCTTTAATATTTTTTTATCTGTTTTATTGGCGGCAAAATAAATATACCTGTGCTTGCGTGGTCGATCTATGTACTCATATATGTCTGGATTGTTTTTTCTTTCTTCTAAATTAATTTCACTAACTGTTCTCGAATGAAGATTTGAACCACGAATCCTCCACTCTGTTCTCTTTGCACTCAGGCCAGTGTATAAAAAGTTAGTTGCCTGATAAACATATCCAACGTGACCCTGTGATATATCTGCGTAACTAACAACAATCTTTGGCTTTGGTAACATTCTTAAAGATTTGGAAATTAATATAGAAGATTGGTTTTTAAAGTTATCTTGAAGGCACAACCTATTTAACTCTATAACTTTACTTGAATGTTCTTTACCACAAACACCTTCACAAAGTGAGGGAGATGGTGGTATTCCGTAAGTAATAACGCCAATAAGTTCAGATTTATTAAACAATCCAAATGCATTCATTATGTTTGGAATACGTTTTGCGTAATGTTTTTTAAGTAGCCAATTGTAAGTATCACTCGACTTTATAGGTAAAACTTTTAAATCACTCATCTTACAGTATCCACTTCACTTCAGTTTTCTTGTTGTCCTTCTTGAAGACAAACCAAGCGAATGCCATGACACCGCCAGACTTAAACTTACCATCAACATTAAATGACAGACGCTTTGAGAATACCCACACAGTAGACGGTGGATGTTTCTGGAAGAACTTACCACGCCTCACGCCCTCTAAGAATTGCAGTCGGACAAGTAACGCTAATTTATCTACACCTAAATCAAATGCCTTCTCAGCAAATTCATGTGCCAAGCTGAAAGGTGGGTTTGTGATTATGTCTGGCGCGAGTAGCTTCTGCTCCATTAGGAAGTCTACATTAGGCTGACCAAATCCGTAATCAATTAAATCTGTGCTGACTGTCATGTGGCCTCTATCCTCTAGAACTTTAGAGATAGCACCATCGCCACAGGCAGGCTCCCAAATCTTTTGACTGAAGAACTCTCGGTTCATCAAAGCCTCGGTTGCGTAGCTCGGTGTTGGGTAGAAGTCGTTTGCGTTGCGCCTCTTCTCTCCGTCCGATCCCGTAATCTTTAGTAACGTACTCATACATAATCTCCCAATAATGTTGGGATTAGCATGACATTTGTTTGATAGCAATGCAAGTACAAAAAATAGTCTGCTTTATATTACTAGCAAACTTAAATTAAACACTACAGGTACACATAATACAGCTGTTGGTTAATTAAATACCACAGGTTTACATAATACAGCTGTTGGTTAATTAAATACTACAGGTACACATAATACAGCTGTTGGTTAATTAAATACTACAGGTACACATAATACAGCTGTTGGTTA